GCGTCTTGATTTACAGATTGACGTTCACCACCGATTGGCACAAAGTTTCTGTCTTTGTGTGGGCGGAAGAAAATGTAGTCTGTGTTTAAGAAATACATGTGGTTAGCTGGTTCTTGCGCACCAATACCGCCACCAAGTACCACGTCAGCAGATGTACCGCCACCGTAGAATTTGAGTGAAGCGAAACCTGAACCGGCCATTTCTGGATCAGTTACACGTTGGATTGCTTGTAAGCTGTTTACATATAGATTGTAGTAGTTGTTATCTGCAACGATTAAGTCAGCCTTATCAGTACCACGAACTAGCTTGATAGCTAATTGAGTCATGTAAGATTGAATGTTAGCTGCTGATACTGCTGAGCCACCGTTAGTTACGCCAGAGAACGCTTGGTTTCTCCAGAATGACCATGTAGCACGATTGATACCACCGTAAGTACCGCTTGATGGTGCATCTGCAACTGCTGCAGCTAAACCAGTAAGGTTCTTACCACCGTTACCAGTACCATCACCATAAAGGTCAAGGTTGATACGGTTAGATAATTGTGCTTCTGCTACTTTGATACGACCTTCTAGTAAGTCAATGATTGCTTCTTTACCAGAGTTTTGTAACATTTCAAGACCAGAAATAGTAACTGCTGAAGCGTATTGAGCAATACTGAATTGCGCTGCAGAAATTGGGCTATTAGGTGAAATGTTTAATGTTTCAAAGCCACTATATGAGTTAGTGTTGTTTGTTGAAGTGTCATTGTACATGATTTCTTCTAAAATGACGTTACCGCCTGAAAATGGGCGTACATTACCCTTTGACTTCAATTTTAATAGAAGCGGATTATTGTTAGTTACGTTGTCAGCTAATTCACCAGAACGAGATTGAATGGTGGTAGCGATAATGTCACTAACTGAAGAATTGGCAAATGCCATAGTAAAACTCCTTTGTTAGTTTAATTAAATATTTTCGCTAGAAAAAGTGTCTACAATAGACGCTAATTGGTCACGAAGATTATTGCCTTTACCACCTATACTCATGTTCGCTGTAGGCGAGCTAGACTTAGGGGATATAGCCTTAGCTTTGACTAGGGCAAGTTTACTTTTCTGCTCTGTTTGGCTAGAACGAGTCTGTTCAGACTGTACCTTTTGCCAAATGTCATCATGTAAACGAATTGCTTTGTCGTAAGCAGTATTCAAGTCAGAAGCCATATTGTTCTGGAGTAATCCAGCCATTGTTTCTCTGACGTCATCAAAGTAAGGTTTATCCTTACTGAAAGATTCTATTTCACCCTTTAACTGGGTTTGTTCTATTTGTTCTTGTTGCGATTGAAATTGTTGCCATTGATTCTTAATCTGGCTTAATTCCTGTGCGATCATAGAGAATTGTGGACTAGCTTGTTGTCCGCCAGTCAATCCATTTAGATCAACACCATAATCGTTTGCTAATTGCGCAAACATTTGTAATTTTTGGTCAGGATTACCAAATACCAAAGTCTGATGTGCAGTACCTAAGCTATTAATCCATTGTGCTGGATCAATACCATTTTGTTGTAGTGTAGGAGCAAATTTCTCCATTGTAGAGAGAATAGGCTGTGCTTGATCCCATTGGCTCTTATAAGTAGAAACACCTTTAGCAAAGTCTGCTTCACGTTGAGAAATATAATCCTGTAATGTAGGATCTAATTTTCCCCATGATTCTTCATAGTCTTTTTTCCATGAAGATGGTCTTGGTTTAGCAGATTTAACCTCTGCTACAACTTCTTCTTGGACTTCTTCTGTAGGTGTTTCTGTTATTTCTTTAGTGCTTTTAAACTTGCCTAATTCATCCCTAGGCTTGTCTGATACTTCCGTTTCTACAACTTCTGGTGCTACTTCAACTGTTTCTACTGCACTTTCTATTTGGTCACGCAAAGATGGCGTTTCCAGAGTAGTCTGGTTTTCCATTTAAAACTCCTAGTTAATTATGCTGATAAGTTTGCAAACCAGTTACCATCTCCTAATGAGATAAATACTGCTGATTTAAGTGTTGCGATTGATAATGCAGCATCTGCTGAACCACCATTAATTTTGAACCCTGAAGCAGGCCAAACTTTAATTGTGTTAGCTGATGTATTAGCTATCCAATATTTGTCACCTGGAGCTGCATCTGATGGCAATGTTGGGCCATAGTTACTTGTAGATGATGAATATTCAACAACTGATGTAGGTAATGTTTGACCACCTTGTGCTGCTGCTGTTGCTGTTTGTGCTTTTGTTACAAAGCCTACGATAGCTTGAGCTGTTTGACCAGCGTTACCACTACCTTGAATTGTTTTTACTAATGCCATAATGTTCTCCTATTTATACCTTAGTTTTTCATAAACCTGACGTGCCACTTGCTCTTTCAACTGACCACCGTCAGGCTTCTGTGGTCTTGCTGAACTCTGTTCCGCCACTACTAAATTGTGACGTTTTAAATGCTCTTTGTGGGCCTTACGGCCTTCTATCATTTCACCTGTTACCATAGATCTATAAGGTTGGTAATCAGATACAATGTAATGTAAATGGGAATCCTGTGTTTGATACTCGTCAGCAGGAATAAGTTTGTGTGTTACCGGATCTTGTATATATCTAGCCATTATATTAAAAGAAGTATAGCTTCTTCATCTTCCCTTTCACGTTGCATTTCCATAGCCATATTAATAATTTTCTCGGCTATTTCTACATTTTGAGATAAAAGTCTAAAATCTATGGCACTTGTAGTTAAATACTTAGAATTGGAATAGGGCTGGACTAATTCTTTAATTTGCTCTATTACTTGTGGCTCATCTAGTAACGCATGTAAAGATTCTTTTACAGTTTGTCTAAATGTTCTATTATGCTTACGTTCTTTTTTAAACCCACCTCTTGTAGCAGGTATATTAGATACAATTGCGCCAACGATCTGGAAAGCATTATTTTGAAATGCGTTACTTTGAAATCCAGAGTAATACATGTTTATCCTTCTGCTGGTTCTGGTGTATTTCCTTCACTTACCCATTTTAGGTAGGCTTGGTAGTCTGTGTTATCAGGTGCAAATGGAATGCAAGCACCATCTATTGTGCAAATTACGCTTGTAATTTTTGTTTGACCAAGACCTAATTTTGTTAATTTATACATTTTATAACTCCGCAGATAATGTCATGGAAGTTGAGCCGTTTTGGTAAACAACAGCAGCTCTTCCAATAGTAGTAAAACCACTTCCAACAACAAAATCAAATTCAATTTGTGATGCAAAAAGATATGAACTTCCTATGCTACTAACAGTAGATGTCAAAGAACCATCATAAACTGGCAAAGCACCCACTACAGCAGTAGGAGCTGTTCTCATTACAACAGGTAAAACCATACCCATTCTATTTAAAGCAGTTGTACCAACAACAACACCCCTTAATGGTGGCTGTGTATAAGTTTGAAAATACCTCTGACAATTAGCCAATTCCTGATTATAAAGTCTGCGTTCAAACGGTGTTGCTGATGTGTTTTGTTCTAGTTGGACACCTGTGATGTAGAAGGTAGCTCCGTTAGTGCCTACGACTGATGTTGCTCCTGTGGCTGATACATAGTTTGCTCCAGCCCAAGCACTAGCAGTTCCACTATATGTTGAGCCAACACCAAGACCGAAGAACAAAACAAGTCCTGCACCATTGGTTGTGTTCCATGTGCCGCTTGTATCACCAGCAATCGTAATTGTCTTTTGTTCCCATGTGTTTGCCGTGCTAATGGTGTATGTAAATGGATAACTTCTATTTGCAGATGCGTTTTGAGCGCAACCTCCAAATGTTCCAGTTAAAGAACTACGCACCCAAAATGACAAAGTAACAGTAGCAGCTCCTGCTGCACCCCAACCAAGGTCAGCTACATTAAAACCTTCGATGTTGTGTTGTTGTGCAAAGTAATCACCAGTTAAAACTGAGTAAGCAGAAGACGAAGTGATGCCAAGGTATTTTGTAAAGCCAGTAGGGGGTGTAACAGCTCCAGCACTTTGTTGCACTGTGTATTTGCTTGATTGACTAAGGCGAGATTGCCAACGGTCAATTGTGTATTGAGTTTCTGTCGGAGTAACACTAGCCCCAGCATTTCTCTGGTCAATCCTCATGTCACCATTTATAATACGGTTCTTTAGCACATAAGGTGAAGCAGCAGCTCCTTGTAGAGAGGTGTCGTTAAAGGTGACTCCGTTTGTCCCATCCAGCACAAGAGACATATTAATTTACTCCTTCAAATGTATTTCTTTTTGTAGCGTTAATTGTTGATGCCATGTTTTATCCTTTAATCAAAAATAGCCACATGAATAGCGGGAGAATCATAATATGCAAATGCAGAAGCACCAGCCCTACATTGAATGCCCACTGATGATGTGGTTAAAGAGGAAGCACCAATAGAAAACCCAAAAGTGCTTGCATCTGAAAAACCAGTAGTAACCACAGCATAGGTTGCATCAGGCATTGCTGTTGTAAAATTAACTGTATATACTCCTGTTGAAGTTCTTGTTACAGAACTAATATTAAATGACTTGTTAATACTTCCAGATGATCCAACAAAATTTACCCATGCTCTACATAATCCAAAGCCAGTAGAAGTTGATGTACTAATCATTGTTTTAGTAACAGTACCAGTATCTCCTGTAGTAATGACTGTTCCTGTTGTCGCTGGCAAAGTTAATGTTGTTGTTCCTGATACTGCTGTAGGAGTTAGGGTTGTTGTGCCACTTGTTGCACCTGCTAAAACTATATCCCCCATGTTATGCTCCTTCGTCTGCTGGTAAAGGTGTGTTGCCCTCGTCTAACCATTTAAGGTAGGCTTGGTAGTCAGAGTTAGCGGGGTCAAATGGTATTACTGCATTATCTGATAATCTAATGACCGCTACTGGTTCGCCTATTGTTCCATCCATTTTAATTGTTTTTTGTAATTTATACATTTTATAACTCCGCACTTAAAGTTAAAGCTGTGCCTACACCAGCTATATAAAAATATGTACTGCCAGAACCAAAGGCACAATTATCTATAGATGGATAAATGCCAGGCGTTGTATTAACCCACCCATAAGGAGCAGCCACTGTTGGGATTGCTCTTTTAGTTTGTTTATAAAATACATTTAACCAATTGTTTGCCCCAATTAAAACTCCAGATAAAATTGCTGTTCCATTAGAATTTCCGTTAAAAACTTCATAATACCTCTGACAATTAGCCAATTCCTGATTATAAAGTTTATATTCAAATGATGTAGCAGAAGAACCTACTTCTAATTGGACACCTGTGACATACCAATAATTACTTGTGCTTCCCATTATAGATGTAGCACCTGTTGTTGATAAAAAAGGTCCAGTAGCCCAAGTATTTGCAGCTCCACTATAAGTAGTTCCTGTTCCTAAACTAAAATAAACATCTATACCAAGAGTATTTCCTGTTGCCCAAGTTCCTGTAGTATCGCCAGCAATAGTTATTGTTTTTTGTTCCCAAGTATTAGCTACTAAAATAGTATAACTAAAAGGATAGTTTCTAGCACCTGTATTTTGTATGTTTCCACCAAATGTTCCTGTAGTATTAGAATATACCCAAAAAGATAATGTTACTGTTTTAGCTGATGCAGTTCCCCAAGCTAAATCAGCTATATTATAACCTTCAATTCTTTGTTCTAATACAAAATAATCACCTGCACCAACAGTTGCAGTAGCGGCTACTTTAATTCCTAAATAATTAGTAAATCCTGCTGGCGGTGTAACTGAACCATAATTTTGTTGAACAGTTAATTTAGATACTTGTGAAAATTCTGTAACCCATCTATCTAAATTATAAGTATTAGACGCACTTGGTGTTGTAGCAGCACCAGTATTTCTCTGGTCAATCACCATAGCTCCGTTGATAATACGGTTCTTCATTGTGTATGGAGATAATACCGCACCACCTACGCTAAAGCCAGATGATGATATTGTAGCTTGAGTTACACCAGCAGCTTGTAAATTAAGAATTCCTGTGCCGTCAGCCGTTTGGACTATGGCTGCTGGACTTGTACTTGCGTTTATGGTTGATGCCATTTATTTTCCTTTATAAAACTACCCAACGACTGCCACTAGGAACTGTAACTGTAACACCACTATTAATAGTGACTGCTCCCACGCTACTAGCTCCATATCCTGTAGGTATCGTGTAACTTGCAGCAATGGTCATATTGTTTACAAAGATGCCATTACTAGCAACAACTTCTGGTGCAGTTAAGCTACCTGTAGTGCTGTTATATGTAAAGCTAGATGATAAGGCTGGTGTTGTCGTGCCTTGACCATAAGGTACATAAGTAGATGTATATGTAACAGCCGGTGCTTTATTATTAAATGTTGTCCAGTCCGTAGAGCTTAATGCACCACGATTACTTGCTGAAGCTGTAGGTACTTGTAAAGTAATAACTGGTGTAGTTGTTCCTGTCGCTACTGTAGAGCTTAAATCTGTACCTGTTGTGCCTAATGTTAAAGCAGCAACGCTTGTGACTGTTCCTGAACCCTTACCATTAAAGGTATTCCAGTCAGTAGATGTTAAGTAACCATTAGTTGTAGTATTAGCTGCAGCCATAGATATAGCTGGAGTAGCACCACCACTAGACACTACTGGAGCAGTACCTGTTACGCTAGTAACTGTACCTTGTGGATTTGATGCTGTTGTTATACTTGTTACACGACCATAAGTATCTATAGTAACTACAGGAATTAATGTTGATGATCCTGTAGTGCCAGCAGTTGCAACGCCACTAGCTAAATCAATGACAGGTGTATTTCCGCCTGTGCTTGTAATTCTACCTGTTGTACCTGATACTGATGTTACTGTACCAGATCCCTTGTTATTAAATGTAGTCCAATCTGTGCTTGTAAGGTAGCCAGATACGCTTGTAGTAGCTGCTGGCATAGCTATAGTTGGTGTTGTACCACCTGAGCTTGTAACAGGGCTAGTTGCACCTACAGATGTAACATAAGTACCTGCTGGTTGTTTATCGTTAAACGTATTCCAGTCAGTAGAGCTTAAATATCCGTTTGTGCTTGTTGTAGCTTGGCTAATACTAATTGCTGGTGTAGCACCGCCTGATGATGCAATAGGTGATGTTCCTGTAACAGATGTAACAGTTCCTACAGATACCGAACCACCAAGACTAATTGGTGAACCATTAATTGTAATAGAAGAATTAGTTAATGCTGCATTACCAATATTGCTTAAAGTATTAGTAGTACCTGAAATAGATTTATTAGTAAGCGTATCAGTAGTATCTCTACCTACTAATGTTGTTGTAGCATCTGGCAAAGTTACGACTCTACCTGCTGTAGATACTGCGTCTAGTAAAGTAATAGCACTTGCAGCACTACTTGAGCTTCTAAAACGAATACCTTTGTTAAAGTCTGTACCATCACTAATAGTAACTAATCCTGTGCCTTTTGGCTGGATATGTAAACCTGTATTGGTACTAGATCCATCTGCATATATATGTAATGGTACACCAACACCAATACCATTTTTAACTACTAAATAATCGGTTGCTGAAGTAGTAGGAGAGAATCCTAGTATTTCATTACCATTAGTATCATTGATTAAATCAACTTTAGGTGCTGTTAATGTTTTGTTTGTAAGTGTTTGAGTGCCAGTAAGTGTAGCTACTGTGCTATCAATAGCTAAAGTACGGTTAGCAGATAAATCACCACCGCCTGTTAAACCTGTGCCTGCTGTAATTGTTCTACTCGTAGGTACTGTGCCACTAATATCAGTTTGAGTTAGTACTACTGTACCTGTATATCCGTTTACACTTGTTACAGCGTCTGTATTGTCAATCTTTTGCCATGCTGAACCGTTATATACAGCCCAATCGCCTACTTGCCAATCTGTAATACCATTTAAATTTGTAGAGCCAGCAACATTGACTACATAATAGTAGCCTTTTGTGCCTACAGATGATGTTAGCGTTGGAGTATTAGTACTAGCGTTCCATGTGCCTTGATAGCTTAATGCACCTAATACTGCTGCAGGAAGCTGGCTAACTGGTACTGTGCCGCTACCATCTAGTGAAGCAACACCGTTAGCAATACCTCTATCTGTAGTAGGAATGTATCCACTAACAGTTGTTCCACTAATAGAACCACCTGTGATAGATACGCTATTAGCATTTTGCGTAGACATTGTGCCTAAGCCAGTAATATCTGTGCTAGGTACTGTTGAGCTTGCTGTAAATGCTGATGTACCGTTACCCTTTACATAACCTGTTAGGGTTGTAGCTCCTGTACCACCGTTACTAACACCTAATGTGCCTGTAAATGTGTGATCGTTATTCCAATCAGAAGGCAATACAATGTCAGCTAAGACTGTGCCAGGCGGAAAGTTGCCTAACGCAATTTGTGCGTCTAGTTCAACTTGTGTCCAATCAGCAATATTATCGGTCTTGGCATGCTTAATCGTAATAGCCATTATTGAACGCCTATAATTTTACCGTTTACATCTCTAATAACTTGTTTAGGTTTAGTCATGTGATTTACTAACATTTCATGTGCAGCTTGTTGTTGTGCTACCAATCCTGCGTTAGCTTGTTGAGCCATCATGTTTGCGTTTACCAATGTTTCCATACTTGCATTTACATCATGTAGAAGATTTGTAATGTCATCCGGTAGTTTAGGATTGCCATTGTCATCTATATGTGTAAGCGGATCTTGTGGGTTAGCAGACATATATTGTGTTTTCAATTTAGTCTTAGCATCAAGTTCAGCAATAAGGATCTTAGTTTCATTTTCTAGCTGAGTTTTCCATGTATCAAAGTCTAATTTTTGTTTAGCTAATGCTTGATCTAATTCTGCTTTATGCTGACGTTCTTTCATATCATTTTCAGCTTGAGCTTGTTGTTTCTGAGCTTCTAATTGAATTTCGTGATCTCTAGCCTGCACTTCAGATTGTAACTCAGCTTGCCTTGCTTGTGCTTCCATTTGTATCTTCATCATTTCAGGATCAGGTTTAGGTGCTGGTGGGTTTTTAGATGCTTGTTTGATGTGATCTGCTAATGTATCAAATTCACCTTCTAATTCACGACCTACACGATAACCTGTGACACCAAACTTGAGCAAGTCCATAAGTAATGGAGTAGCTTCCGGTGGCATAGCTTGTGATGCTTGTACAGCTTTCTCTAAATATGTGCCGACTGCACCTAAGAACTCTACACGATCAGCCTTTTCTTGTTGTTCATCTTGGTAAAGCATAGAATCTGTAGCAACTTCAATACGGAATGTACGCATAGGATTGTTTTTAAGCAATTCTATAGCTTGTGGTACGATTGCTTGGTCATCTTGGCTTAATTGTGCAACGCCACCAATTTTAATAAGCGTTTCTGGTTGGAATTGTCCGCAAATAACTTGTGCTTTTAGTTTAAGTATGTGTGAAGCATAACAAGCGACAGCATCTTGGTATTCTTTTAAACGTAATGATGCAAATTGACTCTTAATTTGAGCTGATGTTGCAGTTTCAATTACATTAGATTGGCCACGAATAATGTCAGATATACCAGTAATATCATAGATTTCTTGTTTAAGCTGTGCCATAGCTTCATAAGCATTTTTAAGGGCCATAGCAATAGGTGTAATATCAACAATGTCAATTGCACCTTTAAGTCCAGCTTTTTCAGAGAAAGCAGGCCAATTTTTAACTGGGATAAGAGTATTGTTTTCACCTTCGGTAAATAAGCGTTGTAATGTTGGTTCTGATGCGTCATATACACCACGAACTTTTAATGCGTCTATAAGGCCAGAAATGCGTGTAGAGAGTACATCTAGGGCATTAGCTTGGTCTTGATATAATGTAAAATCTGGGATTGGTACAAGTGATTCGTTAGTAATAGTTGAATAGAGTGGTTTAGGGCATGGGAAAAATTCCTCTAGCTCTAATGGATCATCTCTTTCGTCTAATATTTCGTTAAGTGATTTAGAGATCCACATAACCTTCTTAGTTTCACGATCCCATAGCTCAATGATTAAGCCTTTTTTACCTACACCATCTGAATCTTTATACTTTTGGTCATCTGGGCTTGAATCTAATGGTACTTTGTTACCTAATTCCTTACCAAATCTATCAACTAAAGCTTTGCGTGTCATATAGACTTTACGCCATACCTTGTTTACTTCATCCCATGTTCTTGCTGTTTCATGGCCAAAGTCTTTCCAATGTACATAATCTATAGGTGCTGCTTCTGAATCTAAGTATTCTGCTGCTTCATCTGATTCTTCATCTGACTCTGATGTTTCGTAGTCCATAGACTCAATCTTAGGCTCATAACGAATCCATGCTGAACCACGACCACCTAAGAATCTGTCATATACGCTAGACTCTAAACAATGTTTAAGATCTTCATAGTGAGTAATCTCAAAGTCCATAGCTCTTTCTAAGATCATGGATGCTACTCTACCTACTGGATCATTGTCTTTAAATCTGCGTGATACATCAGGCTTAGGCATGCGTGAAAACGTAGCAGCTTTTAATGTCTGTACGTTAGCCCATAACATGTTGTAGCGTGATTGCATGGAATTAACTTGACGTTCATCCCTGTATCTACGCAATATCTTATCTGTTCGGCCTGACCATTTGGCAAACTCTTTGTCATACTGCGTGACAACGTTTAGGTAAAGTTCTACTTTAGTCATGCTTATGCAAATACCACAGTAGCACTAAGAGTACCACCTACAACAATGTAGATGCCTGCTGTTGTAGATACAGGTATTGGATACCATGTGCCTAATACACCAGTAAATGTGTCAATGACTTTAGCTGAAGTAGTTGTAGTAGCACTATCATAAATAGTTACTGTGCCTGCTGTTGATGCTGATACAAATATACCTAGTAAACTAGCACCGACTGGCGATACATTACCTGTTGTTGTTAATAGTTTATATCCACCTACGTTTTGTACTGTTCCTGCCATTTTAGATCCTTCCACCTTGTGTTTTAGGGACTGTATCCCATAATTCGTTTAATGTTACTTTCGTTTGGCCTACATGTAATCCTCTAGGTTTATCGTCTTGCTTTTCTATCTTAGCTTCTTCTTGCCAACATACAGCTAGGTATCTAAATGCGTCACTAGCATGAGATGTCCAATCGTGTTTAGGCTTATCTCTGAATATCTTGCGATCCTCATCCCATTCACGTTGATATTGCTTTAGAGCTTCTATGCCATCAGCACAGTTTTCTTTGTCAATCCATACTCTTGAAAACATAAGTCTTGCGGCCTGAATACCATCCATCATAGATAGGTTAGTAGTAATCCGCATATTTTTCCACTCAAAGTGAGAAGCTAACTGTTCTACAATAGATTTACCACCGGATGCTAGAGTTTTAGCTTTAGCGTCATGTGGCAAATGATGTAGACCAAACTTATAAGGTTTGGTAAGCACTTGCGCAGCATAGTGAGCTATTTCTTTACCACTTGAAGCATAATAGTCAATAACATGGACTTCCCCATGAATGACCTGATAGAACCATATAGCAGTATCATCACTATATCCTAGATCCCATACTGTGTGTACAGGGACTTCTTTATCATACTTAACTTCTGTGATTCTGTTTTCTTGTTCGGCTTGGTATAATTCTCTACCCCATATTGCACCAGGTATAGCAGCGTCAAAATCACATTCCATCTCCTGACGCCAGGCATCTTCAGTCATCTCTTTTTTAAGAGAATCATATTCGCTAGGCAGAAGTATATTACTTTCTGATGCAGTGATCTTGAGTGCCAACCATTCGCTACTTGATGTAGCCCTGTTATACACTTCCCAGAATTGATTGCGACCTTTAGGTGTGCCAATAATAATAGCTTTACCTTGTCTATCGGCTAACGCTGGGCGTATAACGTAATTCCAAACGGACGGTTTCCAGTCACCATATTCATCAGCGACTAACAGATCAAAGAATAGTCCACGAAGGCTATCTGCATTGTCTGCACCGAATAATTGTATTCTTGCGCCATTAGCGAAATCTATACGCATTTCAGATTCGTTTATGGTAGTACCTTGTATAGATCGTGAGAAGTATTTAAAGTAATCCCAGCTAACTGATTTTGCTTGACGGTAAAAAGGTGCTAAGTAAGCTCCTCTAAAGTCTGTACGCTGTGTAATGAGTGCTTCTCTTATGAGATGATTAACACAAGCTACTGTCTTACCAGCTCTACGGTGAGCAACTACTACAGCCCATCTTTTGTTTGTATCGTGTAATGGGTTAAAGGCTTCTCGTGGAGTATAGGGTATTACTATTTCTTCCATGTGTAAGTGACTTCACCACTATGTTCTGTGTTCTGGTCTATTTGCTGTGTGGCCTTACCTTCTAATCTATCACCAATTTCTTTGAGTGCTGATATATCGCCTGCCATTGCTTTTTCTACTAAGGCATGAGCTAATAAGTTAATGTTCTCACCTTGAGTAATAGCTTTTCTTACTGCGTCTGTCCATATCTTGGGCTTTACTGCATTAGTATTACCTACTGGCGCACCCCTTTTGTTTTGGGTATTTTCAATTGTTAAGTCTTTGTTTTCATTCATTTCACTTATAATCAGGGTAGCCTGATTCCTCGTTATTTATTTAAATGTTTGCATGTAATTAAGCATTAAAGATTTATCTTGTGGACTTAATTGCTCGTATGTTGCTTTTAATGTGTGATTTCCTGTTTGATATCTTGCATCTATACCTGTTGGCTTAACATTAACACCATTGTACGGATCATAAGAACCTTGACCTAATACACCTACATTTAGATTGCCATTACTCAATGGCATATTTAATCCTAATCTTCCACCAGCTCCAGCACCTAATGAACCACCACTACCATTAATAGATAAATCTAATTGTGGATTTTTATTTTGTGCTAAAAGTAATTGAGCTAATTTTTCTTGTTCTGTAGCCATTATTTTCTCATTAAAGCTTTTGCCATCTTTTTGGGATCAGCTTGTGAATCTTTAAAGTCTTGCTTTGTTGGCGCATCTGCACTTCCAGGTTTACGCATGTGTTCACCCGATCCAGCTTTGATCCTATCTTGTTTAGCATGGATATTAGCCCATAAGCCAGGTTTGTTATTATTCATATTACGATACCTGTGATGCTTGTGGCATTTGTGTTGGTCTTGCCAATCCTACACCAAATCTGTTTTGACCTTGTTGGTTCATACCTATTGGGCCTTGTGGTGCTTGGTTCATGTTAGGGATCATAGGTTGTAAGTTATATCCAGCGTTAGATTGTGGCATCTGCATATTACCCATCTGTGGGGTTGGATTGCCATATTGGCTTGGTGCTAACATGCTTGGCTGTGCTTGTGACATATCTTGCATAGGCATTCTAGGCTGCATAGGTGGTTTAGGCATGTTTTGCATAGCATTACCTAACATCACATTGCGTGGCTGTGGTGTTTGTTGTGCTGGTTGCATTGTTTGGAAGTTATTTTGTGGTGAACCGATCATATTATTTACTCATTAGGGCTTGCGCTAGTTTATGGGGATCTTTTTTTACGCCTTCAGATGCTAGTTTTTTAGCTGTAGCTTGTGACATGCCTACTTTTTTAGCAATAGCAGGATTATGTTCTGCGGCTCTAAATAATCCATTCTGGGCCTTTGTATATGGCATCTTTCGGTTCTTTCTGAAGTAATTTGGGTATATCTGTAGACTTTTTGGTTGTATCACCATCTCTAATACATTCAGGGCAAGTTGGATAGCCGGTATAGTCATAGACATCACCGCAATCCTGGCATACTGTAATTTTCACTTGATTTCCTGAGTTATAGATATAAAAAAAGCCCACGTTTTAAGTGAGCTTATGTGAAAGTAATAGATACAATTCTCCCACAACTGCGATTATACCAAAACTGACTATGCTTGTGTATTATATTTTAGGCATTTATACGTCTGCCGCCAATAGTCATAAGATTATCCATAGCAAGCTCTAGCTTAAATTCATAGGCAAATGGCTTCCTAGTCTTTAAAAAGCGTGTGTAGATAGCTTCCTGTTGTTCCTTAGGCAATGAATGAATAATACTGTCAATAGTATGTACGTTCTTTAAGTCTTGCGCACTTACCATCTCCAAAAAGGCGTCTGCTGTTGATTCGCCACCTGATATAAAACCTGTGCTTTTTTTTGGAAAGCCTAACTTATGGCTATCATGTGACTTCATGTACAAAGCCCAGTCCTCGCATATACATAATAAACGATCCATACTAAGCATTAATTCCACCTTGTTCTAAAATGCCACCATTTTTTGCGTAGCTTTTCTATTTCAGCATAAATTCTTTTATTCTTGTCAGAGTTTCTTCTTTTACATCCATGAGCATCCATCATAAAATGCCCATTTAAACTTTTAAGCTTATAAACAATCACGACTTAATTTTTTCCTCTATGAGCCTGGCAAATCTTATCATGCGTTCTACACTCATAGGTTCATAACCTGTTGGAAATACCCTTTTGTATATAGCAATAATATCTTCTTGCGTCATGTTCCTATTTTCACTCCTTCGCCTACTATAGAACTACCATAAAATGAATCTTGATCTGGGTTAAATCTTAAATTATGTTTAGCGTCTTTTTCGTTATAAATTTGTGAGCCTTTTATTTGATCTTCTGTAAATCTTACTTCATGGCCAAATATAGATTGTAATGGATGCGGTTTAGGCTTTAAGTAATATGTAACGTCATTTATTTTGTATGATGTAAGATGATCTTCATTTCTAAGCCTATACATAACCCATTTAATACGATTGTAATGCACGCCTAATTTTAAAGACATATCCTGGCAAGTCATTTTATCCTCGCCTATTGTTTCCATTACTGCATCTTTGTATTGGTAATAATACTGCTCTGATTGAAATTTCAACTTACATCTTTCACTTTACAATGCCATTTTTTTTTATCATCTTGATGCCATCCATGTACATGAATAGCCCAGCCAGCATCCCGAACTGCACCTACATACTCGTTATTTCCTATCTTAGCCAATCTCGCTGACATATTTGAAGAGGTGGTGGTCTGGACAGCTAATACTTCTTTACCTTTTAAAGCTAGTATATCTATAAAACCAAATAGATCCTGACGTATTCTTGCAAAACTGTTCCAATGTTCTACTATAGCAACTGTATATCCCTGATTTCTTAAAAGTTTAAGACTCAGTTGAGTCGGACTCGTTGCCAAATTGTTCTCCATTAGGTTTAGATATACCATTTACAAAACGCTTTTGTACTTCTCCTGTACTAGGATGCAATTCGTATTCTGCAAAGTAATTGTTTGCTTCTAAATGTAATTCTTCAAATGTTTGTTTACGTCTAAATATACGATCAAAGTTTTCTTCAAACTCTTTACTGTTCATGCGTGATTGTAATAGATCACCTGTGATAGGATTTTTATCTGCCATAATTACTCCTCATTACAAGAATTAACAATATAAATGCAAGCTGCTTCAAAAGCCACAAATACTATTGCAAAAGGTAAAAATAATATACCTATAAATCCAACTAAATATTTCATTTTATTCCCAAATGGTTGTTAGTAAATAACCAACCTATAGTTTTTCTGTGCGCTTCTTCCCATGCTGCTATTCTATCATGTTTATCTAATGATTTGTCATTATCTATTATGTGGTGGCATTGATGACATAAAAATGCTATACGGTGGTCATGGGCTTTTATGCCTGTACCTTTACCATCTCTTAACTGATTGCTATGTGCGGCCACTACAGTACCGTCTTGCATAGAACACATCATACATGGTGCGCCATTAGCTATTTTTAAAAGTTTAGGGTTTCTATAGTTCACAGATCCCAACTCCAGCCCATAGTATTTGCCCACAATTCTATTTGTTGTTGATAATCTGTCATTTCTGCTGTTGTAAGTTTAGTAGTAGATTTTATAAGTTCTACCGGAAAGCCAGCTATTTCTGACTGTGATCTAAGCAGACGCCAAGACATGAGTTCGTGAACCTGTTGTTTATCTAAACCTAAATGATTACCTACGCTAGTATAAAGTTCCCATAACCTTTCGTTTTGCTCTAAGCTACGATTTGCTTTTGCTTCTACTATTGTCACACGCCATGATTTAGTCCAATCAAGTAATCTTAATTTGATAATAAGATTTTCTAGGTTGTTTTTTGTTAAGCTCCATTTCAGCATTGTCATATCCTTTGCTTTTATAAACTGTTCCGTTATGTAATGTTACTTTCCAATTTGTTGTAGAAAATGGTTTTCCATCTTCATCTAAATCAAGATATTTAAACCAAGCTGTAGTTTCATATTTCATGGGCTTTCCTTGTATCGTAATCCTTTAGCATCAAACCAAAAATTAAAACTACCTTCCCATTGTGCGTTTCTCTGCTTCTGTACAAACACCTTTGCATCAGGAATAATTCTAAGTTCTTCTGGTGTTGTTTTTCCTTCTTCAACAAGTTTTTCTTTTGCACGATTTCTCCAAACACAAATAATGTTATCACAAAGGTTGCGAATATGAGAACTACCCATAATATCTGTTGCATCTGGGATTTCTGTTTCATCTTTCATCTTGCGAGTGTGAGCAACTAAAAATACATGAATGTTTAAATCTCTACAAGTAACAGCTAAAGAATTAACAAAGGCTTTTTGTTTGTCTAATGATTCTTCAGTTATATCCTGAATCTTCATTAAACTATCTATTACAAATACGTCCACACCCAAAATATGTTTGCCATAAAATAATGTAGCTATCATATCTTGTGATGTTGTAGTTCCTGTTTGATCGTATATGTATAATTTGTCTGCAGCTCTACTACAAAACTTTCGTATGTAATCATCTGTTGGTTCTTGTGAACCTAGTGCCTGCGAAATAAGCCTACTCAAACTTAATACTGGGCGCATTTCAAGGCTTGAAAGCAAACATTTGCCACCTTGTTTCATTATAGATAACATGACTTGAGATAACCACATTGACTTGCCATGGCCAGAAGGCCCAGTAATTATCGTAAGTTCCGCCATCCGAACACGAAATTTATCTTCCGTCTTAATCCAGCCCAACGATTTACCAGAATGAATTTCCTCACCGAAATACTTGATGACATCATCAGTAAATATATCTGTACTTTTAACTTTAAACTCTGCTTGAGAATATCCTTCATTGTAGAACTCCTTAACAGTTGATTGGTTTACTGTGAGCTTATCAATAACTTCGCCAAGGTTCATACTCCACCTTCCCAAACTTTTTTCATAGGCTTGCTATCTTCCACAGGATCATTCCATCTCGATTGATTAATGTAAGTTGTAGTGGCCGGCACATAACCTTCTTTCCATGACTTAGTTTCCTTCATTTTTTGAATATGGTCAAGTATTTCATCTTTGATCTCATATAATTTTCTATTACGCCATTTTTCTTCACATTTAGTTTTAGATATTTTACGAGCTGGATATGACTCCCAAAATTCTGTAAAAGAACTTCTGGCCAACACATATATATCTTTATCTTTATCTATATCTCTATCTCTATCTAGTATAGACTTTGTATAGTCACATTCTATTATCCACTTACTCAATGATTTTATTACAGAATTTATAAATTCTATAGGGTATCTTAACCGGTAAGCAATTGCCTGATCTTCAGGTAAATAACCATCATATTGACTAGCTAAACACCATAATTTGATTAAAATAGCTTGTTGATCGTGAGTCATTGCATTAAATTCAAAATCCTCTAATAAGTCAATTCCGTATAGTTTAAACCAGGGCATTTTCTTAGTTTCATCTGCATAAGTCTTTGGCTTATAGTGCTGGAATTTATCCCAATTCTTAACTTTGTATTTCATGTAAACTCCTTAAAATAAACATTCTTCATATAAATCTGTCATTGGCACAGACTTTGCTTTAGGAATAATCTGCAGCTTACAATCAGGCCTATTCTCAAGAAACCATTTAGCAGATGCCTTGTTACTAAAGGCTCTGATAGGTTTGCCATCAAATTCATCTAATATAATAAAACGCAAATAATCCATGTGAAAAACATTAGCATAGTTAAATTCTATATGCAAACTATTTTATTTCTATTATTTATCAAATAATGCTTGACATGGTTCAAAATGCCATTAATATGGGTATTGCAACATCTAACCCTTAGGAGAATTACATGAGTATAAAGACTATGATTGTAACAGGAATAGCGTTTTGGTGTTATGTAGGATTATGCCTATATGTAATAGGTAAATTGGCAGGAGTAATATAATGGAAAGACATTTAGATCCTGATGCTTATTTAGACGATATGGAACGTCTTGAACAAATGGAAGAAGAAGCGCAACATAAACTAGATCAACAAGAGAAACATGATGACTAAATTTATATGTTGCTTTATGATAATTTTTATAGGATACTTCTTATGGCGAATCATGGCTTAATACCAATATCAAAAGTAATACAAGAGCTTAAATTAATAACCAAAGATTTAAAAGAACATAACGATAGGATGGATGAAAAATATGGAAGAATTGATGTTTTACCAACAAGCGATGCAGGAACTACACGAACTGGAAATGAAACTACAGGAGAATCCAAATGAGTAACGGAATCGTAAATATCAAAGGTAAAGAATATAAAACAGTAGCTCTTAGAGTTGCAGAATTTAGAGATAAATTTCCTAACTATTATTTAACAACAGAGATTGTGAAGATTGATGATGACCAATGTATTATTAAAGCTTATGTCGGCCAGCACAAAGATGACGGTTCAGTTCAAACTTTTGCTACAGGCCATGCTCAAGAATTTCGTAAAGCAAGTCAGATCAATGGTACTTCTTATGTGGAAAATTGTGAAACTTCTGCTATCGGTAGGGCTTTGGCTTGTCTTGGTATTGGTGGTACTGAGTTTGCTTCAGCTAATGAAGTTGTTAATGCTATTCACCAACAAAGTAATCCAGTTAAAGAATTGGTTACTGAAGCTGCTTTAACAGTTGCTAAAAACAAATTATTAGAAGCTAGTAAAGAAGGCAAACTTAAAGAAGCATTTTTTGCTTTAACACCGGCAGTTCAAGAAGAATTGCGTGAATATGCTAATGATCTTAAAAAGTCTGCATGAGTCACTTAACTGATAATCGTAGGCATAACATAGTAACAGCATCTAATGCCTGGGCTTCTGTAAACGAAAGACAAAAGCTTTGGCGTCAGATGACTATGCGTGAACCACCTTTTGAAGGTAATGAAGCTACTGCATGGGGTAATTTACATGAAAAGGATGCTTTGTCAGAATTTGAAAAAGCTATGGGTGATTTTTGTGCGCCTGGTAACAAGCTCATAGTGCATGATATTTTGCCCATAGGTGCTAGTGCTGATGCTTATTTTAAAGATGATCCTGTAGAGCTTAAATGTCCTTTTAGCATGAGTTTTTATGATGGAATACCTGATCGTTATTATTATCAAGTCCAGATGCAAATACATTGCACCGGTAGAGATCAAGGATGGTTTAGTGTATGGACACCAGATGGCATTACAGTTGAGCTAATTAAGAAAGATGATAAATGGCTTGACTGGTATAAGCCTTTGTTGTTAGAATTCATGGAGTTTGTAAAAACAGATGTAGAACCAACAAGATGGAAACGTAAACCAATTTATATTAAGGAGTAATATATGGCAGAATCATTTATACCTAAACCAGGCACTTGTAATCTTTTTCCTAATGATAAAAAAGTAGAAGATTGGCATGCTGATTATACTGGTGTAATTATTACACCGGAAGATATTTTACCTAACACGCCTTACTATGTAAACATTAGTAATAGGCTTACAGCTCAAGGTCGTGATTTTAAAAAGTTTACACTTGGCAAACAAGCACAGCCAAGAACACAAGAATCTGCAAAGGGTGCAGATGTTGAAGATGACGGAGATGTTCCTTTCTAGGAGCATCCCCATCATTTATAACTATTTGTTCATGACGTACATAGTCACTTCAAAGCCAAAACGCATTTCTGTAGCTGCTGGAGTTGTCCACATAGTTGCTCTCCTTTCTTTCATAATGTTCGTATTATACTGCTACCGTAGATTTAGGGTAACAGTAAAATCATTAACTAGGGGTATGTAATATATGGATATGCACTCATTAGAATTGGAAGTTGGATGCTATGCAGCCGGTGTGTACCATGAAGCTAACACTAGAACTTTAGAAGAAAAATTAGGAGTAATCAATGTTATTAGAAATCGCATTAAATCTGGCCATTGGGGGAATAATGCTTGTAGCGTTGTATATGCTCATGGACAATTTTATGGAGTTACAGACCAGACACATAATGATGTGGATACAGAAGCATTCCTTAAAACAGAATTATTGGTTATTGATGCAGTTGTACTTCATAAATATACTAACCCAGTTGCAGACAGTATGTACTTCCATGATGACTCAATTAAAAAAATGGCTAAATGGGGTAATAAAACAGTTAAAATAGGTAAAATGATATTTTATTAGGAGTATATGATGAGCTTTGAGAGAGTATCAAGATTTATACATAGACATGCAGAAGCAGTAGCTGTATATAAACATAATGCTAGGTTTATTGTTAGGCCTGCACGATATAGAGATATTCCAGAAGTGCCTAGAGAGCTTATGGGCCAAAAATTAGTAGGTATATATAATGCTACTAAACCAGAGTATAATGACAATCAATTAGAGTCCGACATGATGTGGGCGGAAAAGAATATAATATGAACGCAGTTGCATGGCTTTATGAAGAATATGATGTTAAAACAGGTGAGCTGTTAAAATCTTATTTATGGTCATTTCATCCGAATCAATTATCGTACTTGAACGATCTCAAAAATACGACTCACCACATCAAAATAACACCTTTATTTGAAGGTGAACCAGTAGAAGAATACAAAGGATTAAGCAAATATGATTCTAAGCGTTTAACAGAAGCGGAGAATGGACTATGAATTTTTTAGAAAAGGCAATTGATTGGCTTATTTGGCTTTTAATTATTGGCGGTATTGGATGGTTTATTTATGGATTGTGTCAATTAACTAGCGTAATGTTTATTAGGGGATAATATGGATATAGATGATATTCTTAACGAAAGACAAGAACAATATGGTGATTTTTTAAATAGATCTAAAATATCGCAAGATTTTAAAACGCTTATTCATAATGGTAATTCTTACCGCATGTTAAAAGCGGATCAAAAAGAAGCTTTAGAAATGATTGCTACAAAAGTAGGCAGAATTGTCAATGGCGATCCTGATTACCTTGATTCATGGTTAGATATTCAAGGATACTGTCAATTAATAATTGATAGAGTTCGTAAGGATAAAATTGCTTTAGATAATGCAGTTGATATGTATGTAGTTGAAGGAGTGCCTAAAGAAACAGCAGTACAATTACAACGATCTGATGATGAGTAGGTATCCAGATTTGGTAGTTATTACACGTTTAGTAGAAAGCCTAAAAATACTAAACTTATACATCCTCTGATGTAGGCTTAACGATACCTAAAACGCACATAAAGGGCTGTTTAAGCCCTTTTCTTGTATTAGTTAGTGAAATGTACTATCATCATGTTGAAGCTCTGCATAGATGCTTAGTTCTTCCCCAGAAATCTCTATATAAGATCCGTCAGAAATCTCAAGTATGATTATGTTATCTCCATAATCTAGTTCGGCAGACACAACAGTTTTACCTATAAGGTGATCGCATATTTTTTGTGCTGTTGCAGCCATAATTGCCCTAAGCTATTTTACCTATCCACCGGCCAGATGTATTTAATACCATAGGCATAAGTTTAGGTTGTCCGTTAATGATAACGCCACATCCTACAATAAACCTACTTTTGAAGTTTTTAGCATAATCAAAAGCCATAGATTTTTGATGAATAAGGCATCCTACTTGCATACCCCAAATAAGTGCGTCTGGGTTAGAGTAATAACCAATACTGAATTTAGTATGATAATGGCCTTGCACCGTACTCATACCATATTGTTGAGCTACTTTTAAAACGTCTGCTGACATGCCATGAGTAAAGAAACACCTAGAGTTGTCGCTTAGGGTTATGGTATGGTCATCTACCCATTGCCATCCCCTGCCAACGCCTAAAAACTCATTGTAATGCTTTAGGTAAGCTTTAGGCATACCATACTTTAATGCTCTACGATAAACCAATGAGCTATGGTTGCTATGCACCAAAGTCATTTGTGGAAATATCTTTTCTAATGCTTTAACGTGCTTTTTAGCTTCTTCTAACTCATGTCCAGCAGAGTATAAGTCTGGATTATGTTCGTGCATAGAAATAGCATGTTGATCTAATTCGTCACCAATATTTACTACATGGTCAAATTTGAATTGTCTTTTAAGTGCTGTAAGGAAGGCTAGTGCGTCTGGGTGATGATATGGGATGTGCATATCAGATATTACTAAAACTGATTTATATTTCGCCATTATGATACCCTTAGTATTGTGGTGCTTTATTATACACTAAGAAATTACAATAGTAGCAGTTTTAGCTTCTTTCAGTTTATCAAAAAAAGTATTAAAAGCTAGTTTAGAATTGCATATAAAATCTCCACCTGTCCAGCTAGTGCCTAATAATATACATCCGTCTGTGTCTTTAGATGTATTGCCAGGATGAATCCTTATGCCTTCAAAACCAGGCACATTTAATACATGGGGTAATTGCTTACCAAAACGAGTAGAAAGATCAATGATGATAGGGTAAGTGCCAGTAGGAATAGCTGTTTGTCCATTTATTTTTTCCCCTTTTCTAACTACATCTTCTAAAGAAAAACTATGATAAACACCATCAATGTAGAATTTGCCGATAGTATAAGTGCTTCCATATTCAAACCTCTCTAATCTAAGTTTCATTTCTTTATAGCTAAGTACATGCGTTCGCCAATAATGAATGACATACAAGCACCTGTCATATCTAGGAATACGCTTACGACTGCTGTAGGAACGCTGGGTGAGTAGATAACTGCAATAGTAGCAATTAGTATGAATGATACAATAACGTATCTATAGCAAGCTCTAAGATCAACAATCCATTTAGAAGGTTCGCCATTAGGTGTATCTAAATCAGCTAATGCTTTTAAACGTTCTGTTTCAGCTTGTATAAGAGATATGCGTTCTTGCATGTTTTGTGGTTGGCCACCAGCTCCGCCTGTTAGTTTGGCAAATATACCTCTAACGCCATCTGTAAATGCAGGCACTAATGCTGGTAATATAAGTGAGATTAAGCTACCCATTATGTTGTTGAACTCCCATGATTGTGATGATGTAATTCAGGTGTTTCTTGTTTAGGCTTTGTAGGGCCTTTAGCAAATAATTCTTTAAGTTTGTCTAGTATTTTCATAGCTCTAACGGATCAAATCCAAATTGTTTAGCAACTTTATGTTGCATACGTTTAAATTCGCCTTTATGGGATAAATATATTTCTGATGTAGGATTGTTGATATAGATAATTTGGTGAATCATCTCATGTAGAAGCGTTTTTATAACAGTATTTAAATGACTACATTTACCGGTTGATATTGTTATTTTGTGTGGTTCAGGTTCGTATTCCCCATAAACTTCAGGGTTGTTACATACCACAAATTCTACACGCTTGGCAGGTGGAAATGGCATAGATGCAAAGGGTTCTATTTGTATAAATGCGGTATATAAAGCTGCGATAGAATCTTCGGTTATCCACATTAAACACTTGCTTTCGGTTGAAATAATTTAGCATCAAATACTGCTGTTTGGTTTATCTCTGGAAAGTATATATAGACTGCATGCTTGCCTTCGTAACTATCAGACTTCCAGCATCCTTCATGGTTAGCATGGCCTAGTTCGGTAGCATAAGCAGCATACTCATAGCCTTGTAATCCCATCTTTTTAAAGATGCACTCTTGGCTAGTAAGTACAATTTCACCTGATTCTGTTTTCATGCTCATTTCTTTAATTTGTTCCTGAGCATAAGGATATTCTAATAACAAAACCCATAAAACAAGTAACCCTGTAATATAGGCTAATAGTTTCATTTTACTTTCCTAAAAACGTATGACTAATATATCCGATAAATCCGCCCATAGCGGACACGATCATCATGCCGGCCCACATACCACCACGACCTTTATTTGCAAGCTCTAATAGCTCTTTTATATCTCTTTCAAGGCTTTCTACTTTATGTTCTAAAGATTCTACCTTGCCTATGAGTTTGCCATAGGATACTGGGTTTATGTCATTCATATTATACTGTTGTCCAAACTTCTGTAGGCATTGTAGGCCATTGAATATATCCAGCTACAGGGTTAATTGCATATTGTCTAACAGCATTTCTATAAGTTACAAATTCACTTGCATTAGATAGATATGGATTACTTTTTGTAGGATCACTTACATCAGGTATGGTAGCCCAATCAGTTTCTTGTAGTAAAGCTACTGCTGTTGCTTTATTTTCTTCTGCTGTTGGTGGGCCTGGTGGCGGTGGTGGTTGATTTGCTTCAGTCCACTTTGCTAAACAACAATCTACCCAAGAAGGTAATGTTGTAATATCTTCATTATTTGGATTATCCCAAAACTCTAACCATCCAGCCGTATCTTGCCATTGTAAAGCACGGATATTTGAAGGAATTGCACATGAAGAAAGATCAAGATTGATATATCCCATTCCATTTTCTATAACATTTCCATCTGACGGTATAATTGTTAATTGCATTTTTTACTCCTTATTCTGTATTGCTATTATTGAGTCATTATTGTTTGGTTCTACTAATCTTGCATTTGCTTGAGCAGTATGTAATAAAATTTGTTGGCTAGTTTGATTTGCTTTTACCATTTCATTTCTAAATGATTCTACCGCAGCACCTGTTGATCTTTGTTGTCCTGAATTTTCTACAAGTAACATAGGCATCAAAGATATTGCACATTGATATTCGTCTACTTGTTTGCCTGTATTAGTATCATATCCTTGTATTCTAGTGAACCAAGAACATTCTAGCCCTATACAGTCTTTTTTGATTAATGGGCAAAATGTACCATTTTTAATTTGCATAATTAATTTGCAGTTGCAATAATGAAGTCATAATATTTTACAGCTAAATTAATTGCTGTGCCACTAAATGTAGCTGATCCTGAACTAAATGAGAACGAGTGAGTATGTGAAGCACTCCCACCTGTTGCTCCAGTTGTTGCTGATGTGGTGCTTTTACTGCCAGTTGCACCATCAGTTGCACCTAAACTAGATGTACCTAAAGTATATGTATGATCGTGAGAAGGTATTTGGCTTGTAGTAAGTGTTGTAGCACCGGCAGTACCTGTGATAGATGTAACGGATACAGAACCTGCTGGAGTTTGTGATGCAAAAGCTGTTGTAAATGCTACTGATCCACCATTTACTACTGAACCTGTTACTAAACGCATAGCACTATCATTAATACCTGCTGTAGTATCTTTAGTCCAACCTGTTGGTGCTGATGTTTGTTGGAAAGACATTCTAGTGCCTGATGGAAATGCCTGAGATGTAGCTGCTATTGGGTTTATTAATTGAAATTGTGTGCCATCATAAATAACTTCTACCACACTATTAATTAACAAATCTCCAGCACTTAAACTTGTTGTACCATTTTTAGTAATAGATTTAGCACCGATAGAATTTATGTTAAGCGTAGTTGAACCAGTATTGGTAGTAGCCACTATAAATCTAAATGTTTGACCGGCTGCATAAGCTGTCATAGAAATTGGTGCTGATCCAGTTACAGTATTTGTACCAGATATAGATGTTAAGTATTGCAATGTTCCATCTTGCACTTGACCTGCTGCCGCATAATTTGTTCTGACAGTTGCATTGCCTACATTTGTATGAAGATAACCACCCATAGGCAAGTTAGCTACAGGCACAGTTTGTCCATCATACGCAAGAGATGCTGTCATAGCAGAACCAAGATCGTTTAGGGTATTGTTAGCCCATGTAGATGATATTGTTGTTCCTGTGGTTACTGGATTTCCGGCTGGAAGCGAGTATGTTCCTGATCCATTTCTTGCCATTATTGTTGCTCCTTATTCTGTAGTTTTTATTGCTGTTTTTGCAGCTAAAATAGTTGTTAATTCTTTAGGTAAATTATCCATAAGTTCTTTTAATATTTTACCTTTAATAGTCGGTGAAACACCTGATAATTCTAATTTTAGAGCATTAGCAACAGCCTGTGGATCTTCTGCCATCATTCTTTCAAGTTCTATTGTCATTTGATCGTTAAGTTTATCTCCAATCATATTTGCTACTTTACCTGCTGCACCAGTAATATATCTAGCTCCAGGTATAATATTAAACATATCTAATACTTTGCTCAAAACAGGTGCTTTTGTTTTAAAATCATTATTAATAAATTGACCTATAGATTGACGTCTAGCAGTAGCAGATCCATGACCAGTTCCCATAGCTGTAGCTTCAGCAATTTTACTTGCATCAGCACTTACACTTTTAATAGCTTGAGCTTCTTCAGGAGTAAATATTGTTTTAAATTTAGCACCTTCAAATTTAGTAACTGATCTTGCTAATGCGTCTTTTTCTTGTAATGCTTTAGCCAATGATGCAGCGTTAAGTCTTGACGGTGTTTCACCTACTGCTGTAGTTGAAGGTACAAATTTCTGTGTAAGTGCTTTAGCTAATTGCATTTTGTTAATAGGTTTACTTGCTTCTGCAAATGCTTCAGTAGCTTGTGCAAAACCTGGTGACTTAGATGCTAACCATGATTCATAATCTTTTTTAAGAGATTGCAATTCTATCTTTTTAGGGCCTGTAGCATCAGATATGGCTTGATCTATACCTTTTTTAAGATTCATAAGATCCATGCCTTTAATACCTTTGCCTATAACAGGTTCTTCAGGTGTTAATGGTGCAGCAGATTTAGCAATACCTTCATAAGGATGTAATTCAACTTGTGGTGGTTCACCCATGCTCTTTTCCCAAGCAGCTCTTAAATGATCTTGCACACCATATTTTTGAGCTTTGTTACCAAACGCTTCATTTTGAATTAAATCTCTTAATTGTTGTGCGCCACCATCAACTTCACTTAATACTGATTCAGGTAAATATTTATTATCTACAGCGTGCATAACAGCATCATCTAATCCCATACCATTTTTAGTAAATGTGCCTATTTGAACTTTGGCTTTATTAGTAGCTTTTTCACCAAGTAAATCTCTCATTTCTGACATATTAAGACCGCCAGCACTTCTAAGACTTGCTAATATGCCTTTATCTTCGCCTGTTGAAACTTTAGTAGCTTGTTCTGCAAAATCAAATGGTACTTTTTCACCTTGTGGTAATTCAGCCATTTTTGATTCATATTGTGGATAATCTATCATTGGCAATGTAAATTTAGTGCCACGAATTTCAGCTATTTTTTGAGCTTCACCTAATGCTCCTGATGCTTTAGCACGATTAAGTAAAGTTTCAAACTCTGGGCCACCAGTATAAAGATTTTTTTCTTCAGCTTTATATAATGGAGCTGCTGTTTCTGATCTTGCAGCTTTAGCCATATTAATAGATTCTTCATCACCTGACATATTACGCAATACATCAGCTAAAACAGTTTTATTTCTTTGACCTAATTCTGATATAGGGCCACTAGGATTTTTAGATGCTAAGGCATCTTCTATAGCATTTAAAGCTGCATTATTACTTGCTTGACCTGCACTTAAATTAACTCCAGGTGTTTGAGCTTTCATAGTTTCTATAGCATCAATTACTTTAGGTGCATTTTCTTTACCTACAGCACTCATAAGCATAGATGAAATAATTTTGTTTTGATTGGCTATAGGATCAAATACTTTACTTTTAATAGCACTAGCAGTTCTACCAATACCACTTAAAATAGGCGGTATAACAGCACCACCAATAGCACCAGCACCTATTTGATTTGTTTTATTACCAAAGTAATCACCTTCTTGAGATACAGGTTGAACAGCACCAATAGCAGCACCTTGTGCGCCACCACGCAATAATGCGTTTGCTAATGCTGGAGCTTTTTCTATTTTAGCTAAATCGCCAATATAAGATAATACTTTAGCTGGAGCTTCTAACATAAATGGAGCTACTTCACCTACTGTAGCACCAGCATAAGATGCTGCACTATCAGGTACTTCTTTTTGATAATTAGCTTCACGTTGTTGCATTAATCTATTATCTTCAGCTACAGCATTTTGAAGTTTTTGATTCCATTTACTTCTTTGTGGCTGACCTGTAATAAGTGATGATAAACTTTGTTTTGGTTGATCTATAATATCAGCACCTTTAGCAAGAACATTTTCTAATGCTTGTGCTGTGCCCAAAACAGGGTTAGCAAGATGATGTAATCCAGATCTAGCAAAATCACCTGCTTCTTGAACTAATGATCTATCTTCTGACGCAACAGGTGCTTGTTTCACAGATTTAGCTATGCTTGCCAGCCTTGTAGCATCTTCTGTATTTCCAGCTTTGTCTGCTTCTCTTAAAGCAGTCATTACTTGGTCGTAGTTATAAGCCATTATTGTCCTATTTTAAATATTTAGATATTAAAGCATCATCTGCATTAGGTTGTGCGTTACTTTGAGACATAGGCTGTTTGGCAACTTGGCCAAATTTACCTGCTGAAATTCTATCATAAACAGTTCTAGCTTCAGGAGTAATAAAATCAGCAATTGTTTTATGAGTTCCCATTGTGCGATTATAAGCATCAATTTGTGGTTGAAATTTACCTTCTAAATCTTTAACGGTAGCTTGCATACCACCTTTCATACCAGAAGGAGATTCATTAGATGATAAAGCTTCTATTTGACGTGTAATGTCTGCTTCACTCATACCAGTTGATCTAAATGCAGCAGCTAATTCACCTGATAAATTTTCAATATTACGTTTTGTAGCTCCTAAATGTTCTTGCATATTTTTATTTCCAAGAGCATTTTCTAATGGATTAACGATAGCATTAACTAATGGAAAACGAGTATTATTTAAAGAACTAAAATTTTGTTCTAAATTACCTGCATGACTTAATGCTGTATTAATGTTACCAAACTTTTTACCTGTAGCTCCACCAGGAGAAAAATCTATTGCAGTTTTGTTTCTAGCATTAAAATTAGTAGCATCAAAAGAAGGATCATACGCCATAATTGTTTCTAAAATTTGTGGCACTACTGTATTAGTTCCTCTTATTGTAGGTACTGGTAATGCGCCTGTAGCATAACCTTTAATAAGTGGTTGAGCTTGCGGTGGTAAAGTCTTTAAAAAATCTTCTCCAGTAAGGCTTGGAGCTGTACCATATAAGTGTTGTGATAAATCTGCCATATTATCCCTTTTTCCATCCTTGAGCTAAAAAGTCTTGTCTTACTTGTTGTTGTGTTTTACCTGATGATTTAGCAGTGTCTGCCACATCTTGTTCTGTAAACATTTTTGGTTTATTTAATCCTAATGGATCAGATTTGCTTCTTTCTATTTCAATTTTTTGACCTTCAAATTTATTTTGAATGTCATGTTGTTTTGCAGTTTCTTTAGAAGTAAGTGCAGTATCAGCAGAAACACCTATAGTTAATGGTTCAATACCAGGCACTCTTAATCCTGTTGTTTTGCTTACAGCTACTTTTTTATCCCCAATACTTTCCCATATTATGTCTTGTGGTGCATAAGCTTGTTTTACATAATCTAAAATAGCACTCTCACCTATTTTGTTATCACCAACAGATTGACCATATCTTGTTACAGCACCCAAAACATCATTTCTTGATAATGGTTGGCCAGGTACTTGTGTTGTAACTGGTTGCATCATATTACTTTGACCTTGCATGTTTTGTGTTTGATATGGTGATGTTGCACCTACTTGTTCAGTAGTATTATAAGGTGATGTGGGAACGTTCATACCTTGTTGCAAATCTACTGTTGTAGGTTGCATTGTAGTTTGTGATATTGATTTTGGAGATAAATCACTTAATAATGTAGCTAAACTAGCTTGTTTTTTAGCTTCTTGAGCTTTAGAAACATTACCATATTCTTTCATGGCATTTTCTGATATCTTATTACCAATATATTTATTAGCAACATTAGCTAAAGATTGTGTCCATGCTGGAGCTACATAACGACCAGATACCATTTGGCCTTGCAGTTCTGGTGTATTTCTTAAAGAATCTGCTAATGCAAGCTTTCTTTTAAGATTGATTTGCTGTAGCGTAGCATCATCTGATGATGTTGTATCTGTGTTATCACCAAATTGTGGTAAAAAGTCCATAAATGCCATAATATCTCCTAGATCATTCCATAATTAACAAGTTTGTAACCATTCTCTGCTGTTGTAACAGCTTCTGGAATGACTTTCTCAACTTCTTGAGCCATAACACCCACTTGTGTGCCTTCTGGTAAATGATGGCCTTTTTTGTATTTAAATGTATATATACCAATACCCAATTTATGAGTACCAATTTGTTTAATATCTGTTTTAAGTCTTTCATCTGAGAAAGTTCCAGCAGGGGCCATGAGAGCAGATCCACCAAGACTCATAAGACCACCCATAAATCCACCGCCAGCAGCTTGTTGAGCATTGTAAGCATTAAGTTGGTTTTGATATTGTGCATTTGTAGCACCAAGTAAATCTGGGCCTGCTGTATTAGCTTGTTGTGGAGTATTTGCAAAACTAGGATTTTGAACTTGAGATCCTGTGCGTAATGCGTTAATGACGTTAATAGGTTGCATTTGATTATAAGCAGCCTGTTGGAAACCTTGTTGATTAGCTGCAAGACCTGTATTCATACCTTGAACTACTGCACTATTAAGTCTATCATTTTGGTTTTGAGCTTGTAATTGTTTAGCTTGATTGTAAGCATCTGTACCTGCTGCAATACCTCTATTAGCTAATTGTTGTTCTAATTGTGCGCTTTCACGTTCAATTTGCGGTGATAATCTTGACATGATAGCATTTTGATATGACTGACCAGGATTAATGCCTGTTTGAGCTAATTGAGATGTATCTATGCCTGGTTGTGATAATACTTGATTAGCATAATTTAAACCAGTATTAGCTGTATTCATTAACCCTTGATTAAGAGTATTTGTTGAATTAAGAATACTCTCTTGAGCAGGTGCTAATGTTTGTGTAGCAGTATATAAAGTGTTACCGTATGGATCAGTACCAGGATTGGCTGTGTACGTTAAGTTACCATAAGGTGTAATTTGATTAGTACGGTTTGCAGCAGCAGTTGCTCTAGCAGCTTCTAAGTTACCAGCAGCAGTTGCATTAGCAGCACCTGTATAATCTGGAGCAGGTGGAGCAGAACCCTTACCACCACCATAAAATGTGAAATAATCACCTAATGCAGGTAAGAACCAACTAATATCAAACAATTTCATACGTTTTCCTTTATATATCTATCTTTAAGTTTTAACCAACGACATTCTTCTGGTGACATTGTATAAACAATGCCATCACCATCTTGAAAATAGTCTTTAAGCAATGCTTCTTGCCTAAATCCTAAATGCACATTTACTTTTTGAGCTTTCAGATTAGCTGTAGATACTAACCCTTTTAACTGTTTTACTTTTAACACATTGAAGGGATAATTAAATATTGCAAAATAAAATTCCCTAGATACATGACGTGGATCGTCACATCTTGAATGACTTGCTATACTTGAACCTGTATAACCATCATACATTAAACCTGCTATTAATTGACCTTTGTAAACTTGTCCTATGGCTTGGCAAATAGGAGTCCATGATCCGCCAGCTTTTTGGCAAACCCATTCTCCCACTTCTTGACCTTGAATGATTATAGTACTGCGCCCTTTTCAAGAACTATATCTGTTGAAACCCACCTTACATCTATACCTTGTGATGATGTGCTTACAATAGGTGCGCCATAGTAGCCTACGCCATTAACGCCTTGCCATTGTTGTAATACATTTAAACCACCACCCCATAATCCTGCATCCCATGTAGCATTATCCCATGTTCCTGATGATGTGGGCGTAAAGTTAAGTATGGTAGTAGGTGTATTTAAGTTAAAATCAACATTTATATTTGCATAAATAGCAGGGCTTCCAGATGTTCTAAAAATGGGTTTAGCCATTGTAAAACGCTTTAATTCGCCTGGACTATTAAATGATGAAAATGCTTGTAATGCGTTAGCAGTAATATTAGATCCATTATCTGCATTTGTGTACCATGCACGACCTACATAACCATTTCCACCAAAATAAGGTTGATCGTTATATAACTCTAAACAAGTAGCGTTCCATCCTGTGTAATTACACCAGTTTGTAGTAATGGTATTCATAGCATACTGTGTAGTTTGTGTCGTATTAGGTACATTTAACCACAATTGATTTTCTTCTGGATAAAACAGTATTTGCCATCCAAAAACAGAACCATAACTAGAAATAGCTTCTGATACAGCCCATTGTATTTTATCTGTAATGGCTACTCTAGGATCAAGTCTTGATGATTGTAGCTCTGAAGCTAACGGTGTAAGCCCATCCTTGCTTAAAATGAGTACATCACCACCATATTTATACATACAACGAGTGCCTACAGGTGTGCCTAAATCCCATACACCTGCTAAAGCAAAGTCATTATCAGGATCAGTACCCTTATATACAACTACTTGGCCTTTAGATGTGTAAGCTACATAGTAATCATCTACGCCATAACCTGCATCTATTGTCCATGTTGCATGTTGAACAACATACCCACCTTTGTAAGCAAAAGAGCTTAAATCTAATGATTTAGCAAGTCCACCTAATGATAATGTAGGTAAATACCATATTTTTAATGTATTGGCTTGTGTAAAAAATATTCTACTTTTAAAAACAATTGGATTGTTTAATGTAGTAGTAGTTACACCTGTAATAGCTGGGGTAGATATGCCTGTAACAGATGTCCATGTAGTACCATCATATACATAAGGCGTATTTACGCCATTAGCCATATATAAATATGATCCGCCAGCAGTTGTAATATTACAATATTGCCAACGTGAATTAGTTAATCCTGATAATAATGCAGAACCTACTGCACCAGTATTAGTCACATCATAAACAGCACCATTAGATATAGCTAAAAGTTTACCAGAAGTACCACTTTGGTAATTCATAAGTGTGTCTACTTGAGCAGGTAATCCTGTAGCCCATTTAGTATAGCCATTTCTTAAAATAAGCTCTGTAGTAGCAGGAAACCAGTTAGTCAGATAGACTGCATCCGTTGCAGGCATATCACTAAGACTATCTCTTGCGTTCCATCCACCCACCGGTGCTGGTAATGATACGCTTCCTGATGATTTTCTTTTTACTGGAAACATATTATTTATTGTCCGTAGTTAGCGTCAGGAATATTCTCAAAGCCGATTAAGACTGCACCAGGTGTTGGAGCAAAGCTTAATGTAGCAGAGCCAGAATCATTGGCTTTAGCAAAGCTTAATTGTTGTAAATAATCTCTTGTAAATGCTGTTGCGTCAAAACCTTTAATTTCAAAGTATTTCTTTTTCAACGCTGTAACCATTAAACGATCAGGGAATATACAAGTATCTGAGTCAGCTAAGAATGATGATTGTGTCACTCCTGCTGTGCTTGTAGCCCATTGGTTACTCATGTATTCAAAACCTAAATACTCATCTGTATTCATAGCAGGCCATACTTGGAAGTATCCGCCTAAAATTCTATAACGGATTCTAGGGCCTGTTGAAATATAGCTAGACTTTAAAAATTGCCATTGTTGCGCATCTGTAGGGCCTAACATTTCCCAGCGTTTAGACTTGTCGTAATGTGTACGATCTACTTGTCTATCCCAATCGCTAGGTAATGGGTATTTAGCTTGTGAAAAATAAAGTGTATATACACCTGTTGTAGTTGCAGCTTGTGATAATGTTAATGAATTAGCACCTGTTACTGTATTAACATAAGTATCTTGATTAATACCTGTGCCTGTTACGATATATAGGTTACTTAACCCTGTGGTTGATTCTACAGTTGTTACATTGACAGAATTAGCCACAAGGGTACAAGTAAGTGTTGTATAGACTGTATAAAAACGGTATTCTTTGTCTAATGCTTCCCAGTTATGATCTCTTTGAACTTCATAGCCTACTGAGTTCATAAGAGAATAAATTTGAACAACATCTGCCGCAGTATTACCTACGACTTGCGTAGGCTGAGTTAAACCCATTTCACCTGTAGCTTGTTGAACGAGTTGCAATAGAGTTGATGCCATTTATTAGTCCTTTTTAGGTTCTTTCGTATCGGCTTTGACCTCAGTTTTATCTTCTGATTTAGCTTTAGCTTCTACCATTTTTGCTAATCTAGTCATCTGATCTTTAAGATCAGCAATTTCTTGCTCTCTTAATTTAAGTTCGTCTGCCTGTCTTTGTACAAATGATGAATCTTTTGCGTTTTCTAAGAACGCTATAGCTTTATCTCTTAAAGCTAATGGTGACATACCTGCTGTCATACCTATAGCCATAATTTGTTGATCTGAAGCTGCTGCCACTTGTTCTACTGTGTAGAACTTAAAGTGTTTTAATTCTGTAGCTTGTGCTGCGTTAAGAATAGGCCAATCTCTTAATATTGTGCCTTGCACGTTATCAGGATTGTTATTGCCATCTGCTTTTTCGTTTAAATACATAGCCCATTGTGTTGGGAATCTGGATTTATGTCCATTATTGACAAATGTTTCAATAATGCTTGTTTGATTGCCTGGAACTTCAATTCTAACAAAGTCAGCCATGTAACTAATTGGTCTGCCTTCTTTATTGGTTAGAAAATCGTTTTGCATTTCTTTACTATAAAATCTTACTGCTAGTGCGCCTGTGTCTGACATTTAATTCTCCAAAGTAGTTTGGTTTGTCAAGCCTACTCACCATGAATAGACTTGAGAAACCCCCCTATTGCTAGGGGAGTACTTAATACTATACTGAAGCCTTACTGAACCAGCCATAGTCACCAGTTACCATGTCGTAAGCTGGAGATGTGTAAGCACCACCTGAAGCTGTGACAAGAAACGTAGTAGCATTAACTGTACATGCAGTTGTTGAAGCTGTAATTGAAGCATTAGCTTTACCAAATACATATCGTAGACCATCTGATCCCCATACTTGAACACCAATTAATTGGTTTACAGGGTAGCCTAGTGCAATATTTGCGGCTGTTACTGTGTTACTTAAATCAATTCCCACTAAAGGGGTTACTGAAAAAGCCATGTTATATTCTCCCTTTAATTAAGCTGTTAGAACGCCGTTAAATTGTGCGCCTGAAGCAGTAAGATTACCAGCCCAGCCGATTAATTTAACAATAGCGTCTTGATTTACAGATTGACGTTCACCACCGATTGGCACAAAGTTTCTGTCTTTGTGTGGGCGGAAGAAAATGTAGTCTGTGTTTAAGAAATACATGTGGTTAGCTGGTTCTTGCGCACCAATAC